TGGTGTAAAATATGACATGGCATATATGGATATTTGGAATTGGATTAATGAAGATGTATACAAAAAAGAAATGCAACCATTGAAAAGAAAATATGCAAGATTTCTTAGAAGCAAAGACATAAATCCAAACAGATTTAATGAATGTTGGGCTGAATATCAGGCGAAAAACGGAAGAAGATTAGCATAATGAAAAATTGCTTTCAAGAGAATGGAGATAAGAATATGAACAATATGGGATATAGACCGAAATTTTATGATTGTACCATAGACGGAATAAAAAGTATCAAAGGGAAAAATTTATTTGTCTTACATTGGAAAGATTCAAAAAGCGATGGAAGTATGCCGATTCAGGTAGATCAACCATCAGAATTAATTCTTAAAAGAATGAAAGAGATTGTAGATGGGAAGCGAGATAAATTATACCTGACAAGAGGAATGAGAGATATTGATGTTTCGTATCTCGGTGACAATAAATGGCAGCTATATGATGAATTTGATGTTTATGAGTTTGAATTTGCTGTATAGGAGAACAATATGGCTAAATATAAAATAACTTTAACCGTCGAAGAAAATGATCCTGATGAGTATATTGATGGAGTTCGTCAAATTGAAGAACTGCGAGATGATTTTGAAGTTGTCGTATCGAATTATAATTGTATGCGTCAGATTGGCGATATAGAAATTGAAAGGATAGATGTTGATTACGGTGAATTATTAAAGGCAAAAAGATTTGTCTTAAATGATTATTCTGAAGATGGTAGATTTTGGGAACTTGTTGTAAAAGATGCCGAAGAGTTAAAGCGTCATATTTGTAACGTATTTCAGGCTGATGTTGAGCTACTAGATAATAATATAACAGATATAGATACATTGATTTTACAGTGTGCAGAAGATTATAGTAGATGTATTTTCTTCTATGATTGTAATTCTTATAATATGGAAACAGAAGAGTTTATGAGATGTGTTGATAACATATAATTTGAGGGAAAATATATGAAACTTAAACCAAAAACAGAAATTGTATCTCGTAATAATTATATGAGATTTGATCCTTTATATAAATGTTACTGTCCACAGTGTAATAGAATATTGAAAAGAAGTGATAGTGTATGTACTTGCGGACAGGAAATTGATTGGTCTGAATGGAGGTAAAAGCAATGGATTTAGACAATATGACAGATATCGAAGTATTAAGAAATATTGCTAAAAGTTATATGGTACAAATGAAAAGAGACACAGAAGCAAATGATGGAACTGATTATATTTTTAAAAAGGGATATTGGTATTTTTCTTAGACCAGGACGAAACCGGCATAACGGTATACACAGAAGATAGTTCCCATGCGTGTTTTCTTGGTTATGATGAAGCTGATATTTTTTTGGTTAGTAAGTAGACGAAAGATTGTTTTCGAAAGGAGATTTTAAATGAAAGAAAATTTAGTTTATATGTTAGGTATTGAGTTATTTGTATTTGATGGATATGCAGATGTAATGGAGGAAGGAACACAATATAAAGTTTCAGAATGGCAGCTTATTGATATGGAAAAGTATAATGGGAAATATGCCGTAATTGGATTTGATGGTTCATTAAAAATTTATGAGGAGGATGGCAAGGAACTATTTGATGGTTCATTACTTGATTCAACAGATTATGTTTGGAAATTGAAAAATAAAATTAAATAGATAAAACAGACATTTCGAGAGGAAAATAACATGGAAGAGAAAACTAAACAAATGATTGAAAAAGAAAAAGTGGAAATATTGCAGAGAGCTTGTAGTAGACTGGAAGGATTTAGTGCTCTGCTAAAAGCAAATTTAGAATTACGGAACATTAAGAATAGTGATAAGAATCATGGTATTTTTTATGCAGTCAACGTTATAGAAGAGAACGTGCGGATTATTAATTCTATTATCACAGAGGAATATGGTGAGTATATTGAGGACTTTGGACAGTATATGAACGTACCAGAATAATGTAAATTAAATTTAACAAAAGCAGTATATTTGTCAACTATAATTGACGTTAAGAAGCAGAACAACCTGCTTCTTTTTTGTTACAAAAATTTTAGAAGAAATAGAGAATAAATAGTTAGGAGGATTTGGTTATGGAACAGAACAGATATGCTACAAAGAAAAAGGGCAAGACTGAAGTTTATCCTTTTTGGAATATGGCTGATATTAAAAATGTTGTTGAGTGGTTTGAAAACAATAATGAATGGGATGGATATCTGATTACTATGTTAGAGCTTCTTCTTGGAAGACGTATTGGTGATACCGTAATGATGAAGTGGTCAGATCTGTATTATGAAAATGGAAATCGAAAGAATGAGATTGGCACCATTGAAGAGCAGAAGACTGGCAAAGTTACGAACATTCCAGTAAGTAATATGGTATGGGAAGCAGTTGATAATTATTTGCAGCATACAGAAGTAGATCCGATGAAACATTACAATGATTATATTTTCGAATATAATCCTAAGACAACCTGGTTAAAAAGGGATGTTAATTCTATTATATATGGAAATGTAGAGATTTGGTGTGATGCGTTACAAAAGGATTTTTCTGATAAAAGAAGAGAGAATATTATTTCAGATTACAAAAAGCAGAAACAATACGAAACGATTGGTGAATATCTTCATTATGTTGTTGAGTATAACGATGTTGTAAAGCATCAGACCGATGATTATAGAAAGAAGTTAAAGAAGGCGGTAGAAGCAGCCAACATCCAATATGCCGTAAGTTCACATAGCTTGCGTAAATCTTTCGGTTATTGGATCCACAAGACTCATCCATTTGATCCTGATTGTTTATTATCTCTTCAGAAGCTGTTCAATCACACAGACCTTCAGACTACTATGAATTATATTGGATTAACAGAAGAGAAAAATAGACAATACATTAACGACCATGGAGAGTTTATTAGAAATGTATTGGCCGGTAATGGAGATGAGATTGTAAAGAATATGCCGGTAGTGTCATTAAAGTCTGATGATTTTGGAGAAATAATTAAACAGGTTATCAAAAATGTTCAAGCCGGTAACGATCCCGTAGAAGTATACCAGGCTGCAATCAATATGGCAAATGAAAGACGTGTTTTGTAATAGGAAAGGAGAATATAATACCATGTTGTATTATTTAGTAAAAAGATTTCAGCTGAAAAGACTGAGAAAATTATTTTGTAAGATTGGATGGCATAGTGATATTGATGGATATTCCATGTTGAATATTGAAGGAAAAATGTATTGCAAATGTCCTTGGTGTGGGAAACACTTAGATACAGAAAGTGTATTTATGAAAGGATGATTTTTGTAAAAAGAAGTAATTCAAATCAATAATTCAAAATTAAGTCAAGAAGTGAAATAAAGAACTAAAAAAATTGAGTTTATATTTAGTTTCACTCAACGACTCAAAAGCAAGTTAAAATCCCACAGTAATACGGGAGAAAATGAACTGGTAAAGAAAATTTACCAGTTGGGAAATTAAAGAAAGAGAGGATATGTTTTTATGATTATTACATTAATTACTATTGTTGTATTTGTTTTAGGTGTTATCGGCTGCATTCTTTATGAACGAGATATCATTAAATGTAAAGACTACATTGAATTATTAAGTTTATTAGCTGTATTCATAGCTGGCATAGCCATTCTGATTGAACTTCCGGCAATTATATGTCATCATTGCACGGTCAATAAAGATATTTACGAGTATAACCTTGAACGAGAATCCATAGTTAAGCAGGTTGAATGTATATCCAGTGACTATGAAGATGTCTCGAAAGCAACTGTTATTGCAAATGTATATGACTGGAATAAGGAAGTCTATAACATGAAATATTGGGCAAGGAGTCAGTGGACGAGTTGGTTTTACAGTCAGAAATTTGTGGACTCTCTGGAATATATTGAATTGGAAAATTAGGAGTTTCTTTGGAAGAATTGAGGTAGTGAAGATGTCAGACATTACAGAAATTATTAATATTATAGAAAAATCATGGGGAGTGAATTCTATTGGCAGTCCTTTTGGTTCATGCACAGAGGAATTTGCGAATAAAAAGATGCTAGAAATTGCCAATAAAAATAAGTTTCCTGATGATGTACTTAAATTGATTAAAGCTAATCCGATTAAGTTTCATAAATATCAGAAATTTGATAATGGGCGTGGTATAGGTAGATACTATGTAAATTTGGTAAGACAAATAAAATTAGGATTTTCCTTTTGAGGAATTGAGGTAAAAATGATTAAAACTGTTGGAGATTTACGAAAAATTTTAAACAACTTAGATGACGATTATAAACTTGACATCAGAATTATGAAAGAAATTCCTGAAAAAGAACTTATAGGTAGAAGTTATCCTTATCCGTGGGAGATGATTGATGGATATTTGGAATTTCATGATATTGGATATTCTGACAAAGAACTTTGTATTGGTGTTTATGAAAAATAGGTTGTCATCAGTATAATGGAGAAAACTTAGGATTTAGTGAAGGAATAGGATGAGTAAAACAATTGAAAAAATAGAAACATACAAAGCTAAAGAAATAGAAAAAGCTATATCAAAATTAAAGCCTGCATATGAAGAGGCAAAAGATTTCTATACTGACACAGGATATGACAGATATTACAACAAAATGCAAAAAATCGAGTCCGAACTTCAGGAACTCGAAGAATATATCCATAAATCCGAAAGCTCAGTAAAAGATCTGACGACAGAAGAATATAGAGAATATCTTGACATGAAAATGGATTTAAAAAATTTGGCAAGTAAATTTTTCTATATGTTTGCAGACTTTAATCTTCCTGAAACGGCAGAAATAAAAGGAATTCAGCAAATACTGGAAAAATACAAATATTAGAATTTAGTGGAGGAACATAACAATGAACTATTTAATATGTTGGGAAGAAAATCACATCAAAAAATGGGAAATGATAAAAGAGGAAGACAACAACAATTTCTCTATGAACTTGCTGCGTAATCCTGATGTGAATAAACATAGCATTTTCATTGTCCCTTGCACAGGTTTTATGGGTGGCATCTGGCTATGGAAGTTTACTCACAAAAACAGCCGTGTAGACTTCTGGCACTTTTACGAAGAATACGGCACTGAATATCAGAAGCCTGAAGAAAAACCAGAGAATAAGCCTATCCTGAAAGAACTTCACGAAAAGAACAGTGAAAATACGAAATACGGATGGATTTCTCCTGATGGCAAATACTTCCATTGCGGATATCAGGGGCATGCCAACCTTGCATATAAAATTTGCTTCGGTATGATAGAAACAAACAATGCAGAGCATTATTTAGAAGAACATGGATGGTGCAAAATTTATAAATCCATGCTTGATGATAATTATCATGTATATGTTGGTGGAAATTATATCATTACGGATGCGCAAATAAAAGAACTCATTAAATTGGGTTTAGATAATGCTGAGGATTTATCAAAAATGCTATGTAAAAATTAGGTAAACTGAAATATCGGAAAAATTGTGTAACGAAAGGAGATATGCATGTTAAGTAAAATGAACGATCTGATGGGCGGATATACCGGATATACCGTTATAGTTACCACTAAGTATGTCCAGCGGCGCAGACACAAAAAGAAGCGCATCAATAAAAAGTGGATTAAGCGGTATGGATACGTCGCTAAAGATTGGCAAAAACGTGGAGAAACGGTTGTCGATCAGGTACATATGACCATATATATGAATCAGGCAACATATAATGATCTGATTATTGCACTAAAGAATAGGTAAAAGAAAGGAGCAAGGATGGAGAGACTGACAGAAAGAACCGCTGATGGAATTTTGGTAAAGGAGAATCACGGTGAAAACGCATTGAGAACATTCTATCAATGCTTTGGAGGAAAACCGAATGCCAACTATTCCAACTGTGAAGAAGGATACTGTGCAATGGAGAAGCTGGCAGATTATGAGGATGCCGAGGAGCAGGGATTGCTCCTGCGGTTGCCGTGCAAGGTGGGAGATACCGTTTATGTAATCACTTCTCCATTTAATGTGTTTGATGATATTGAATATGATGAGAACATGAAAGACGAAGTCTATGAAGCTTATGTTTCTAGTGTATCATTTTATGAAAGCGGAGAACAATATAGAATTTACGCTAAGGTAACAAATCATTTTATAGGAGCATATTTTAGAGAATGCGATTTTGGTAAAACAGTATTCCTCACAAAAGCGGAAGCCGAAGCCAAGCTGAAAGAAATGGAAGGTGCGGAATGAAGAGAGAAGAAGCTATCAAGGATTTGGACATTATCAGGTTTAATCCTCATTGGGATGAACTTGTAAATGAAGAATATCGAAAAGAACTTATGGAAATGGCAATCACTGCCTTGCAGAATCAGCCAGTGTGGATTCCAGTAAGTGAGAGACTGCCGGAAGAATCTCTTAATAGTGTAATAGGATGGGATACATATCGAAACCGTTGTTGCTTTGTACAATATTTGGGAGGACGGTTTGTCCTCGGTGATGATAATGATAGCGTAAATGTCACAGCCTGGATGCCACTGCCGGAACCGTACCGGGAAAGCGAGCCACATAAGCAGACCAACGCAGACCGGATCAGGAGCATGACGGACGAGGAGCTAGCAGATTTTTTAGTAACAGTAGAAACATACGGTTATCACGACCAGAGTATATCGGGAACCTACGAGATGAATGAATGGCTTTTAATGGAAAGCGAGGTAGATCATGGCGAAGTGTAAGAACTGCAAAAATTTAATCAAAAGGTATGACCGTGAACCGCCTTTTGTATGTTTTGTATGGTGTCCTAAAATAAACGATTGTCCTATTGATAATTTTGAAATGAATTGTAGAGATTATGAACTTAAAACCAATGCAGACCGGATCCGAAACATGACGGATGAGGAACTGGCGGTCTTTATTATCAATTTTGACAACCGTTTTGGTGAGGAATATGAGGGTGAACAGAGTTGCCTGGCATGGTTACAGAAAGAAAGCGAGGAATGAAGATGCAGGATAGATATTTATTCAAGGCAAAACGCAAGGATAATGGGGAATGGGTGGAAGGTTTTTATTTTTGTATGACGCATACTGATGGTAGGCACACACACCATTTCATTATTCCATTAGGAGCAGATTTGAGCCTAGGGACACCTGTTGAAAAAATACAGGTTGAGGTCGATCAATCTACCATCTGCCAGTGTACAGGTCTTAAGGATAAGAACGGCAGGGTGATTTGGGAGAATGATATTGTAAATGGCAGTATTAAGCGTGGAGCGGCATTTTACAGATGTTTGGTTCTGTGGAATGAGTGCAAGGCAAGATTTGATGTGAGAGCTATGGGCTGCAATTTCCCAATGACGCTTGATGAGTGCACAGATGATATTTCTATGAGTGGTTTTGAATATGAGGTTGTCGGGAATGTATTTGACAATCCGGAACTGTTGGAGGAGGAATATGGAGACATGCAAACGCAAGAATCGTAATTGTCGGTATGTGTATAATCAAAATTCTTACCAGTGCAAGAAATGTATTGAGGAAAATTTAAATCAATATCCGATTACCTGCGAAGATTGTCATTACGGTGGTTGGGGAATATGCAATAAAAGGGGTAAGAATCAGCGGAGAATGAGACCTTGTGAGGATTTTAAATGGAGTTAAGGAGAAGTGGATATGACGGAGAATGAAGCAATCAAAGAACTTGAGACATCTATTGATATAGCCAAAATGTGTACACAGAATTACGAGAGAAAAAACGAAATCCAAGGTTACGAGATGGCAATCCAGGCACTGGAAGAGGTACAGAAGTACCGCAAGATAGGCACGGTGGAGGAATGCCGTGAATCTGTGGAGAAGCAGATAGCGAAGAAACCAACACTTATTGACTATAAAAAATATACAAATTTCGTAGATAATGCAGATTTTCTTCAAGATGCATATTGGTGTCCTAATTGCAAACGAGTTGTAAGAAGAGGTTCTTTTTGTAGAGATTGCGGACAGCACATTGATTGGAGTGATGAAGAATGAGCGAAGCGGAATATATGGAAGATGGAGCGGATTATTTAAAGGAAGGATGTCAAAGACAGACTTGTGATGGCTGTATGGCTTACAATTATTGTCTGATAAAAGAACAGGAGGACAAACGATGGGAAGATTGATTGATGCGGATCATTTGTTGTTTCTTCTCAACTCGGCGATAGAGTTGCGGAAGAAATTACACAGAAATACATCAGATTTAGATATGATGGTTGATGCTGTTAATGATGAGCCGACCGCCTATGATCCAGACAAGGTTGTGGAGCAGTTGGAAGAACGCACAGCATTCTTGAAAGACTGTACGAAGTATGGAAATAAAACAGAGGATCAGCAGTCAAAATCCTACGACACTATGATGATGTACGAAGTCAAGGATTTGGTAGATGATTTGTTGGAGATTGTAAAGGCAGGTGGTTCAGATGGCGATTAAGCCGATTTTATTCAATACAGAAATGGTTCGGGCGATTCTGGACGGACGGAAGACTTGCACTCGGAGGTTAGTAAAGCCGCAACCAGACGAAGAGCATACATTTCCACTCGGTTTTGTTACCGACAGCACAGAGAAGAAAGAGGTAGGATGCTTTGGATTTGGCATTAATGAATACGGCGGTTCTATTCAATATGCAAAGTTACCTTATCAGTCGGGAGATACCCTGTATGTCCGAGAAACTGTATGGCAGAAAACAGGGCATTACTTGGATGTTGACGGAGAAACAAAGGCAGTATGGTGCAATGAATTTAAGTACGTTGCATCAGACGAAAAGCCAGAAACGGGGTGGAATTATAGTTGGGCTAAGCGTCCATCAATCCACATGCCGAAAGAAGCGGCACGTATCTGGCTTAAGGTTACGGATGTTAGAGTAGAGCGGTTGCAGGAGATTACCGAGGAACAAACGCAAATGGAGGGCACAGACCCGTGGGATGAAGTATGTTACGAAAACAACGGATGGCATCCAACGCTTTCAGACCCAGACAGTGGTGGAGACCCTAATATGGTCGATGGATTTCATAAACTTTGGAACTCCACCATTAAGAAATCAGACCTTGACCGCTACGGTTGTGATGCTAATCCTTACGTTTGGGTGATATCGTTTGAACGGTGCGAGAAGCCGAAGGAGGGCAAATGATGAAAATACTGATTGATATTCCAAATGAATTTGAAGTGGACTATAACACAGACCGATTCGCAGAGTTCTTTCATCGATGTCTTGCGGATATGGATACCTGCTGTGGTAACTATGAGCAGGAGACCGCAGAGATGATGGAAAAGGCATTTACAAAAAGTAAGATCTACGACCCGAACAAGGTTTTAGAATTAGCTGTGGGATGTATCTTTTGAGCGATTAGGCTATGACATCGGAATGGTGGTGAACTGGTAGCCAATGGAATAGATGTAGAATAAAATAAAATAAAATATCTATTTCGAGTCATCTTCTTTTGCTTTATAAGAAAGATTATTATATTCTGATAACAATTTTTTATCTTCATAAATAGATACATAATTATCAAATAATGCTACCATAAGGGAACTAGCGGATCTGTTTTCTTTTGTAGCAATTTCAAAAAGTCTTTCCTTTAAATCTTTAGGAATTACAAGAGAAATAGTAGTTTTGTCTTTTGCAATTTGACCGTGTGCCATATAGTACCCTCCTTGATTTCCTTATGGTTATTATATGGCATATATAAACCTTATGTCAACTTTTTGAAAAAAATGATATAAACCTATTGACAACCCTATATAAACCATATATAATGTGAACTATCAAAGGGAGACACGAAGTTAAATGCGTAGGATTTACATACTAGGAAAGGAGAGGTGACTACGACATGAAAAGAGGAGAAATCTATTACGCAGATTTGAGACCAGTTGTAGGATCTGAACAGGGAGGAATTCGTCCTGTGCTTATCATTCAAAATGACGTTGGCAATAAATATAGCCCTACAACTATTGTTGCTATTCTGACTTCTAAAGAGAAGCCATCCCTTCCTACGCATGTGTTGTTAAAGAGTAGCGAAGAGAATGGTCTTGAAGTTGACTCTACAATTGAATTAGAGCAGCTTAGAACTATTGACAAAAAGAGAATAAAAGATAGGGTTGGGAAAATCAGCGAATACGATAATAACAGAGTATTAAATGCGCTTAAAGTTAGTATGTGCATTTAAGGGAGGGTAGTATTATGAATAGGACTGAAACTTACAAAGTAGAAAGTTATGATGAAGCAATTGCTATTTTACAAAGATTAAAAGAAAGTGGAGCTGAATGTAATATTACTATCTATACATTCGATTTTGATAAGAATTTGGAATCTCATAAAGTAACTACTCCTGAGAGTGTATGCATTCTGGTTGAGAAGTCAAAGACGATCATTATGAACAATGATTCATATGTACCTCATATGCAGTTGTTTTCCATGGTTCAATCACCTGAGAATATTACTAGAAAAGGTATTATGCATGATGTTTTACTCTTGCGACTACCAACTAATGAGTCCTGAAAATAGGACTTATAGATAGATAAAATAATAATATCGAACAGAAAAACAAACAAACGTTCGATTTTTGTATTGACAGAACAGATGTTCTGGTATAGAATCATAATTGTTCCAAACAAAATAAAAAATGCAGCCTAGCGATTCAACCGGTGTTGGCGCACCTTTCTACTAGACTGCACTACATAACAACTTCGGAGAATACTCCAAAGAGCAGTGCTTGCACACTACTATATTATATTGTACATATTTTTCCAATAAATGTCAACTGATCAAAGTCAGGTTTCATCTGGAAAATTCGGGCAAGTCTGCTAAGAAAATCAAGTATTTTACAACTTAATACAGAGAATAAATTTATAGGGCTATCGCCAAGCGGTAAGGCACAGCACTTTGACTGCTACATTCGCTGGTTCGAATCCAGCTAGCCCTGTTATGCGAGTGTACCAAAGTGGTGATGGGATACGGTTTATGTCCGTTAACCCGCACGTTCGATTCGTGCCACTCGTACTATATCAATGTGTCAGGAGATGGGTTCATGACTTAATTTACCCCATGCTATGCGCAAATAAAATTAGCAGAACAAAGCATTGATATATTATGTGCCATTAGCTCAGTTGGTAGAGCACTTGACTTTTAATCAAGTTGTCGGGAGTTCGAGCCTCCTATGGCACACTAAAAATAAAAGAAAGGAAAATTTCATTATGGATTATGTGATTAAGAATAATCGAAATTGCTATATTCGTCTGGATGATAACGGTACGGCAATTAGTTGCTCAGAAGCAAAGCGTGATTTATTTAATGAAACAAAGGCACGTAATATTTTAAAAGGTCTTCCAAAAGGGTTACGGAATATGGGATTTAGAGTAGAAGCAATCCCAGATATTCAACCGAAAAAGATGGATGATGAAGAACGGAAAGAGAACTTTAGAGTCCTTCAGGGTGGAAAAAGAACAACGTCAGAGAACATTTCCAGATGGATCGAAATGTTTGGCCAGTGTGATGATGTTCTGAAAAATGCTTCTGAAAGATACAGATATCTCGAAGAAGAACTACATAACAAAGATTTAGAACTAATGGATATTTTACATACTATTGAAATGAGTGGGTCATTTGATTTGTTCCGTGGATGGAAACTCTACAAGGATATTAAACAGAATAGAGAATCAAGAAGAGATATTAAGGATGAGATTCTTATCATAAATAATGTCCTGCGAGAAATGAAGTTTAATTGGTTTAGCAGAGAAAGAACTGAGAAGGCTATCCAGGGACTATTTGATAGGAAGTATACATTTAGAATTGTAGAGGAGGATGATCAGAATGATTCTATGTAAGGATTGTGGAATCCCTATGGTGGCTGCTATGTCGTTTTCAAACGAAGGCAATGAGAAGTTTAATAGGTGTCCAAAATGTTATGCGGAAACAAAGCACGTAAAGTTACGTGAATCTGATTTGGATTTTGGAGAAGTATTACATAAAGCTATTGATAGGAGAGAAAACCATGGACATAAATAAAACCTTAGAGTTCTATTGTAATAATGAGATGGCTGAATTGAAAAAGATTTGCTATCCGTTGTTTATTAAAATAGGTGGTATTTCTGATAAAGACTATGATGATTTTTATTCTATTGCATTGGAAGCGTTGTCTGATAGTGCAATTAGATATAAAGATGATAAAAATTGCCAGTTTAGATCATTTCTTATTGGCAATGTGCAACGAAAGTTTAAAACTGAGATCCGTGATCGCAACAGGATCAAACGCATTCCTGTAAAGCAAATAGATAGTATGAGTAATCTTGTAACGGAAGATGGACTACAACTTAGTGAGTTAATACCATCTGAATTCAATACTTTCGATGAAGCTTGTGAGCATAGTGGCTGGCATGAAAGCAAAATTGAAAAGTATTTGAATAAGTTATCAAAATTGCAAAGAAAAATAGTGTCACTTCTTTCTGATGGATATAAACCGGCAGAGATAAAAGAAGCATTACATATTAGTTCTAAAGAGTATTTACATAATCTTGCTGCTATACAGGCATATGAGAATGTGAAAATATTATTGTAAATTAATAGGAGGAATAAATCATGGGTAAAGTAATCGAGGTAAATGTACCAGTAATCAATTATATCAGCGAGGTAAGAGACAATGATGTAAGTGATAATCAGGATGTGCAGCGTTATTTTTGTAGCAGTGATGAATTTGTAGATGGAATTGGTGTTACTGCTTTAACTCAGGATTATATGCCTCCTTTAATTTTAGCAGAGGTTCCATTAAATGATGATATTGTTCAAAAGTATATTGTTGATGGTTTACAGCGAACAACTGCATTGTTAATGATCCGTTTTGGAAATCACAAGTTTTCTGCCAAAACGGAAGACTCTGAAATTGAATATCAGACTAAGGTTATTGATGAAAACGGAAAAATTGTAAGAGATGATGATGGTAATATTTTATGGGAAAAGAAAATCTTTGATTTAAAGGGCAAAACATACGATGAGTTTCCCAATGAATTAAAGAAGAGATTTGATAATTATCAAATTAAAATTACCACCTATCCAAATTGTGATATGAAAAAAGTAAGTAAACTTGTACGAAAGCTTAATAATCATAAAGGTATGAATACGAGTCAGAGAGCATTAACATGGCTCCCTACATATGCACGTAAGGTTAAGAATATCGCAGAAGAAGGATTTTTCAAAAACTCTATCGAATATTCTGATACGTGCAGAAAGAATGGAGAATATTTACAGGTAGTATGCAGATCTGTTATGAATGTTTTTCATTTTGATTCATATAAACGTGGAGCAAAAGAGGTATGTGATTATCTTGAGGATAATGGAAGTATGGAAGAATTTAATACAATTCAGAAATACTTTCAGAGGATCGAAAATGCTTGTGGGGAAGAATGCAAGACAATTTTAGTGAAGAAGGATATTCCGGTGTGGTTAGCTGTATTTCATAAATTTGTCAAGACTGGTATGGATGATTCTAAGTTTGCAGATTTCCTGAAGGAATTAGTAGCAAGTTTACATTCTAAAGAAATTAATGGACGTAGCTATGATTCTTTAGATAAGGAACCAGGAACTACTGATAAAAAGCTTGTTAATGCAAAGATTGATACATATACCGCATTGATGAATGAGTATTTACAGATTAAAAACAATGTGGACGATGTAAAAACTAACGAAGTGGATACTGTTACAAATGATACTGTTATTGGATTCGTTCAGAACAATGTAAATGCAGAAGTAGACGATGAGGATGTATCGTTTTATGAGGACATGGTAGATGACTGTGTAAAGATTGATTCTCCTGTTTACATTGCATGTAAGACTGCATTGGTAGCTATTATGGCTTATGCTTGTATGATTGATCAGGATCTGAGTTTTGATGATTGGATTAAGAAGTATGAAAGTAATAATTCGTCTTTCAGTCCTGATCAGAAGGTCAATTATACATACATGAAGCGTGATTTTGATGAATTTGTTAAAAATGTAGAAGATAATTCAAAACAGAAAACGGTAGCAGTAGCATAGGAGGGTGTAAAAATGTCATATTGGACTTATATAAATGGAACCGTAACAGTTAGTCCTATGGGAAGAACTCAGGCTGAGAAGAGATATATACTTGATACGGTTTTGGATCATTTGCCAAGAGTAACAGGATCTGAAAGAGATATGGATGTATATGTTATTCAGAAAAATGGTTATCACAGTTCATGCTCATGTGATGAATTTGGCGAAGTGACAAATAATTTAATAGATAGATACGGATATAAGAATCGTAGTAGAGGATGGTTACAAACACAGAACGAATATATCCTTGTTGTAAATGCTGCTTTAAGAGACAGAGAATTTAAACAAACTTATAGAGAATTTATGAAATGGTTTGTAAGACTTTGTAAGAGAGTAGGTTTTGAAAATGTTCTTGTAGAAATTAAAGGATATGATAAGTCTACTATTATTAAAGACAGAAATATTCAGAAAAAGAAATATTCGTATAGAAGCGTGTTTAGTGCATTATTCGAAGATCCAAGCTGGTACAAAAATTCAGATGGAGAGCCGAATTGGTGTGAATATTTATTATGGAATAGAGCAAAAGATTCTAATTATCCTATGTTGCTTGCTTATAAATATTTTAATGACGAGGATAACGACGAAGAGGTTGAGAGAAGAATGAAATACGAGAGAGGTTAAACATGGCAGTATTTAAAAATTTCAAAGATGATGAGCTGATTATCAATTGTAAATGTGGTTGTGATGAAGGTATTCATTTTGCAATTTGTAATTACAAAGATGGAGATTATGCATTTGTAACACATACGAGTAGCAACTATTACAGAGAGCAATGTCCTTTCAGAGAGAAGTTAAAGAAAATCTGGGCGATTATTTGCAATAAGGATTATTACTATTCTGAGGTTTGCATGGACAAGAACGATTTTGAACAGTTTAAAGAATGGGTTAATAGAAAGTAGAGGAAATTATTATGACAAAATTAAAAGGATTTAGTAAGGTAGCAGTTATTAAATGGGGTTATTGCACACAGTATCATTTTGCTATTTATGATGATGGAAATGATTATAAGGTAGGGGATATGGTAGCATTAAGCGATAATAACCCTAATGCAAAAATTGATGAAATTATCAGCGTAGAAGAATCAAGAGAACGATATAAAAAATGCATTACAGCAGAAGTCATTGGGAAAATTGATATTTCTGCATATGAAAAGCGTTTGGCGCAGCGTAAGGAGAAAGCAGAACTGAAGAAGGAACTTAATAAGCGTAAGAAAGAGATTCAGGAGAAGCTGGATGATGAGTATTATGCAAGCAAAGACGATTTGTATGCTGAGATGCTGAAGAGATACGAGAGTTTATAAAGGAGAATATTACGATGAAGAGACAAATTCGTAGAGGAGTTTTTGAAACAAATTCATCAAGTACACATGCAATTTGTATCGCAAAAGGCGACTATAATTTATCAAAACATATTGACTTTACTATTGGTGAATTCGGTTGGGAAAATAACGAATATGATGATTTGTATAGTAAGGCATCATATTTAATCACAGCAATTTTAAGTTTTGATAAAGATAAGGCTGATGATTATTTACGAAAGCTAAAGATATTTTGGAAAATAATAACATTGAATATAACTTACCAAAATTGAAAGAAGCATCATGGGAATATGACGGCAAAATTAGATCTTATTATGATTTTGATGGTTATGGATACATTGATCATTCTAATGAGACCGAGGACTTTATTAATGATGTATTACATGATTCAGATAAATTATTTAGATACTTATTTGGAGATTCAAAGATTATCACAGGAAATGATAATTCAGACGAATTTGATGACAGAATGTATGTAAACGAAGGAGAAGAAAAAACAAGGTGGGGTACTTATACAAATTATGGTGATTTAAAGCCAGAATTCGATAATTATGAAATTTACATGAAAGGAAATTAATAATATGAAGAGACAGATTAGACGTGGAGTATTTGAAACTAACTCATCAAGCACGCATTCACTTACAATGTGTAGTGAGGAAGAGTTTGAACAGTGGAAGAATGGCGAACTTCTTTTTGATGAATGGGATTCTAGGTCATTTGTAAAAGCAAATAGTTTATCAGATGATGATAAGAAATATGCAGCACAAGACTATGAAAATCACAAAGATGAATTTTCTAAAGATTGGTCAGACTTGTCAGAATCTGCGAAAGA